TCACCACGTCGACACCGTTTTGGATTACGTGGCTGCAGCAGCCGGGGATACAGAGCAGCACGTATCCGTTTGTCGCGTCGATACTGATTGGTGGCACTGATCACTTTGCGGTGTTCGAGTCCGGCAGTGACTCGGCATATGCCTTCGTTGTTGGCCGGCTCGGCTCGTCTGCAATCTCGTTTTCGTCCGCTGTAGAACTGCTGAGCACCGGCAGCGTAGATCGATTCTTGCTGACATCTAGCGGCGGCCCGACAAGCGCGACGCCTGGGCATTGGACCCTGTGGCGCAATGGCGTGAGGCTCAGTGCAGGCGGCAATATCGCGACCGGAGCAGACAGCGGCTCCGGCGGGCGCATTGGCAATTCGATTGCTGGGGCATATCCGTATGTTGGCCTGCTCGGTGATCTGGGAATCGGGTTTGGCACGCCGACAGAGAGGGAAATCCTCGACTACATGCACGACCCCTACGGCGTGGCGTATGCCAGGCCGCGGGGGGTGGTGTTTGTGGGGGCGAGCGGCGGCTACTCCGGCGCCGTCGCCGCCGCCAGCACGGGCACCGTGGGCAGTACGCCGACGGGCACGCAAACGCACGTCGGCCTCGTGGCCACGGGAGACAGCGCGACCGCGGGCACAGCTCCCGCAGGCACGCAGACGCACCAGGGCGCCGTAGCGGCCGGCGCATCCGCGACCGCCGGCTCCACCCCAGCCGGCACCAGCGCATACGCTGGCGCCGTCGCGGCCGGTGCCAGCGCGACCGCGGGCAGCGCGCCGGCGGGCACGCAGGTGCATGCCGGAGTCGTCGCCGCCGCGGTCAGTGCCACGGTCGGGTCAGCTCCGGCGGGTACGCAGGTGCACGTCGGGGCAGTGGCCGCTGGCGTCAGCGCGACGCTGGGCTCGACAGTCGCGGGTGGGGGTGATGTCTACTCCGGCACTGTCGCCGCCGGTGCCACCGCCACGCTCGGCAGCGCTCCCGCGGGCACACAGACCCACGTCGGCACGGTGGCAGCCGGTGCCAGCGCGACTGTCGGCGCCAGCCCGACGGGCACGCAGGTGCATCAGGGGGTCGTGGCTGCCGGGGTCAGTGTCACGGTCGGCTCTACGGTCGAAGGCGGCGGCAGCGTCTACAGCGGCGCCGTCGCAGCCGGCGCCACCGCCACGGCAGGCAGTGCGCCGGCGGGCACTCAGAGTCACGTCGGGGTCGTCAGCACCAGCATCATCGCGACGCTTGGCTCGGCGCCGGCTGGAACGCAGATCTACGTCGGCGCTGTGGCCGCCGGTGTCAGTGCGACGGTGGGCGGCACTTTGGGGGCCGGCGGCACAGCCTCCGCCGCCGAGGTCTGGGCCTACGAGTTGTCGCCTGGGGTGTCGGCGCAGCAGTACGTGCTGGACATCCACGCGATGCTGACCGCGTTGTCTGCACTCGCGCCGTGCCCGAGTGCAGCGTCCATCGCCGATGCTGTCTGGTCCCGGGAGCTGCCCCTGTGACCATCCAGGCCGGCACCAGGCTCGCGCAGATCAGCACGTCCGGCAGCGCGGCGCAGCGGCTGCGGCAGGCGGCTGGAGTCGCCGGCACCGCGACCGCCGCGGCACTGCTGGTCGCGTGGTCCGGGCTGGCGAGTGCGACGGCAGCGGAGCATCTGCTGCATGAGCGGGTGGCGGCGCAGCCTGGTGGCGGCGGACTATTCGCGGCGCCCGCGAAGCGCCCTGTGCCTACCGCTGGCCGCATCTCGGCGGCGGCAAGGGGGTCGGCAAGAACCGATGCCGAGACGATCACCGGCGCTGCTGCGCCACCGGCGGGCGCTGCGCAGCCTGCCGTCGCCGCTGAGCCGGCAGAAGCGAGTGTTGCGCCCGTCGCGCGACCGACGACGGCGCTGCAGCGACCCCTCGCAGATGGACCCCTGGGGGAAGCCGATGCGCCGCCCGGTGGCTCTGACGCGGCTGCCAGCAGCGTGCCGCAGTTGTCAGCAGCCGCGCAGATTGCCGCGCCGCACGACGCGGTCGAAATCGCCGGCGCCCAGGACACGGCCAGCGACCACCTGGCCCTGCTGCTGATTCTGGCCATCGACGAGGCGTGCACATGAAAATCTCCGCCAAGATCACCGGCGCCGACGGCGTCAGGATGACCATGAAGCGCCTAGCGCAGCTGCCGAAGCGCGCATTGGCAGCCACGGCAGAAGACGTTGAGGACTACGTCGAGAGCCAGGCTGCCACACACCACAAGACCGGCGCGCTCGTGCGCTCGATCTACAAACGCCCCATCGCCGGCGGCTGGGAGGTCGGCCACGACCTGCAACACGCACCGCATGCCGTGTTCGTGCACTGGGGGACGAAGCCGCACGTGATCAGGCCGAAGAACAAGAAGACGCTGCGCTGGCCCAGCGGCGGGGCCTTCTCGTTCGCGCGCAGCGCGCGCCACCCGGGCTACAAGGGCGACCCCTGGCTGGTGCGCGCTGCGGCCCAGGCGCCGCGCCTGTTCGCAGCCCGACTGACGGCCTTGCTGGCCACGGAGAAGTGACATGCCACTCACCTACACCTATCACGACAAGTACCTGGCGCCGCTGGTCGCCGCCGAGGTCGAGACCCGGGCCGCTGCCGACGTTGCCACCCTCGGGACGTTTCCGGCCGAATGGGTGGAGCGGCTGACCGTCGTGCGCAGCTACGTGCTGACGTGCATGGAATCGCAGAAAGCTCCGGACGACCTGTTCACCGCCAAGCTGGCGATCTACCGCAAGGAGTTCGACGCCTTGCTGCCGCAAGCCCGTGCTGCGGCACAGGTTGCCGCCGACGCGGCATCTGGCACTGCGCCGTCTGGCGGCTCGAGCTGGGCCAGTGTGGAACTGACCCGGAGCTGACCCATGATCAACGTCTATCCATCTCTGGTCACGCTGCGTGACCTGCTGGCCGCGGTGCCCGGCGTCAACACCTGCAAGATCGGCCTCGAAGCGAACATGACGCCGGGCGACTATCCGATGGTGCGCATCGTGCCGAGTCGGGTTTCACCGGCGACCGACGCGCCCCTCGGCCCGCGGCTGTGTGAGTGCCTGATCTACTTCGGCCAGCCGGTGCACGAGTTCACGGCCGGCATGGAAGCGCTCTACGCCGAAATCTTCGAGATGGAGCTCGCACTGATCGACGCCCTGCCCCGCGGCGGGCCAGTCGTCGCGCGCTGGGTGGAGACCATCACCGATGAAGACCGCACCGACGCCTACAAGCTCATGGCGCTGCGCGTGGAGGTGATGGGGTGACGGTGATCGCATGGGACGGCAGCGCTCTGGCCGCGGACAAGCGCGCCATCTCCGGTGGCGGCATCGCCAGGGCCTGCACGAAGATCGAGCGCCACGGCAGCTCCCTGCTCGGGATCACCGGCGACTGGGACACCGGCGCCGAGATGCGCGAGTGGTTCAAGGCCGGGGCACTGCCGGCAAGTTTCCCGGCCAAGGCGAGGGAAGACAAGGCCACGCTGATCGTGATCGACCAGTTGGGCATTCGCACCTGGGCTTGCGGCCCGTACCCGATGCGCATCGAGGCCCAGCGTTGCGCGTGGGGGTCGGGGCGGGACTTCGCCGAGGCGGTGATGCACCTCGGGCACGACGCGCGGCGCGCCGTCGAGGTGGCGTGCGTGTTTCAGACGGACTGCGGCAACGGGGTCGACGTGCTGACGTTGGTGTAGGCCCGGTTCACCCCCGCTGCCCAACCAACGCATGCGCCGCTCCATCGCCCACCCGCGCCAGGCGGTACAGGGGATCTCGCCCGTCGTTGACCACGCTCTGCACGCTGCGGCCGCCCATCACCGCGCGGGCCCGCTCTGCTGAGCCCATCACCCGAGCGGCTTCTCCCGGCGCCAGGGTGCGCAGGTAAGCCGCCTCGCCGCCGGGCACTTCGCGCGCGCCGGCGGCCGACAGCGACGGACGCGAGCGCAACCGGCACCCGCAGAGAGGGTGAAACGGCGGCCGCGGCGCCCGGGCCTTTGGGTAGTTGCCAGGCCCCAGGCCCCACAGGTCGGCGCGCGCGTGCAGGTCGCAGATGTCGGCCTTGGGGTGTGCTGGGTTGATGCGCACCTGCACCACGTCGATGGTGTCGTCGGTCATCAGGTCAGCCGCCACCTGCGCCTGGTGCGCGCGCGCCAGCTCGGTCTGCGCGATGCGGTAGGCGAAGTAGCGGTTCTTCTCGCGCTGCGCCACCTCGAGCTTGCGTTTGAGCGCCGCCTGGCCGGCGCCGGCCGCCCAGGCGTCAAGCGCTTCGGTGTACCCCGCGCGCAGCGCCCTGGTCTTGAGCCGCGCGGCCTGCTTCTGGCCACGCTCCACCAGGCTGGCCAACGTCTGCCTGGCCGCCGGGTCGGCCGTCAACTCGCGCAGCGCTTTGGGCAGCGAGGCCCTCGCCCGGCCCTCCAGGGGCCTGACGACGCCGTCCTGTGGGGTATACCCATCGTAGAGCCGCAAGGCCAGCGCGCGGGCCTCGTGCACCCCGGCGGCGTGCTGCCGCACGAGGTGCAGCACCTGAGCCGACGTGTCAGCGTTGTGCAGGTACAGATGGCGCGAAAGCGAAAGCCCGCCGACCGGCATGGATCGCACCTCGGCGACGCCGACCGAGCGCCGCAGCAGCTCTGAGAACGCGGCTGCCAAGGCCTCGGCGAACGCGCCACCGAACTGCACCTGCGCCGCCTTGATCGCATCTCGCGGGCTGATGTCGCCACCCGCCTGCAGGGCCGCCCACATGCGCGCGAACGCCGCGCGCGCCAGCCGGTCGACCAGTGAGGCTGTGCGCCGCGCAATCTGGTCTGCCGCGTCGTCGCCGAGAGCCGCCACCGACTCACCCTCCCACGGGGCCAAGCGCGGACAGGGCCGCCGACACGTCGCGGTAAGCGGTCGCCCGGCTCACGGCGCACAGCTGCGGCAACACCCGGCGCGCATCGGTGGGCGGCATCGACAGCAGCAGCGATGACGCAACATGCGCGCGCATGGCGATCCTCAGTGCACGCGGCCGCAACGCGCAGCTGTCCTCTGCCACGAGTTGCAAGAGCAGCGCCAGCAGTCGCTCCTGACCGCTGCGGCGCAGGCCCTCGCGTTCCATCTCGGAGAGCAGCCAGAGGAGGCTGCAGCGCGCTGC